TGAAGGCATCGACGACCTAGCGACCACACTCGCGACGATTTCGGGGCTACGCGTCGTCACCAACCCCAAAGACATCAACCCGCCTTGTGTGTTCATCAACGCGCCGTCAATTGACGCATGGAACTACAACATTGCCCGCATGGAAGTCCCCGTTGACGTTGTCACGCTCGGCCCGGCATCGCTTGACGCCCTACGAGACATACTTGCGATTGTGGCAAAGCTGCTTGATAAAAACGTCGCGGTGACGTCAGCAACCCCGGCAGTCTTTGAGGTCGGCTCCCAAACGTATGCGTCGTATCGTGTTATCATCCCCATGCAGGTACAAACAGCATGAACGAATACGAGATCATTTCTGAACGGTGCGGCGAACCCGGTCAACCGTTTATTCCCAAACCTGGTGTCAACGTCGACGCGTTGATCCAATTTGGGTTTATCAAGCCAAAATCGAAAACCAAAAAAACAAAGGAAGTAGACGACAATGCCTAGTTCAACCTATTTGTCGAACCCGGTTGTCACCGTCAACTCGGTTTCGTTAACCGACCAATGCACCGCGGCGACTTTTAACCGTCGCTACGACCAGCTTGAAGCAACCGCATTTGGTGACACCGACCGCAAATTCACTAAGGGACTCGAAAACAACGAATTGACGTTGACGCTGTACATGTCGTATGCATCAAACGAGACCTACGCCACGCTTGCGGCACTAGTAGGGACACAGACAACGGTGCGCGTACAGCCCGCCGCGCCACCCGACTCGGCCACAAACCCCGGTTTTATTTTGACCGACTGTTTCCTCGCCGAACTCCCGGTCATTAACGCCACTATGGGCGAACTATCCACGATCGACATCACGTTTGTCGGCGGTGTCTACTCCGTCGACGTCACCCCATAAGGACACACAATGGCTACATCGACCTACCTCGCCGCGGCAACCGTCGTTATCAACACGACACTCGATCTATCCGATCAAGTGCAATCAGTGACGTTCACGCGACGTGTCGACCAATTGGAAAGCACCAGCATGGGCGACGCCGCCCGCCGTTTCGTATCGGGCCTTGGAAACAGCGAATGCACCGTAACGCTGTACCAGTCATACGCCACAAGCGAGACGTATGCGATCCTAAAAGATTTGGTCGGTACGACATGCACCCTCGTTGTCAAACCAACATCGGCGGCAGCATCATCTACTAACCCCGGTTTTACATTGACGGGTGCGTTTCTCGCCGAACTGCCAGTCATTAACGCGACTATGGGCGAATTGTCAACCATTGACGTCACGTTCACCGGCGGCGCATACACCGCTACCGTTTAACCACCCTGAACCCGGCGAAAGGCCCGACATGAAACTCACACTTCGCGTAGACACAGGCGAAGGCCCCTACGAAATCAACACCAACCTTGCGGTCATTGTCGCGTGGGAACGCAAATACCGACGCAAAGCAAGCGACCTCGCACAAGGCATCGGCATGGAAGATTTGGCATACCTTGCCTATGAAGCAAGCAAACGCAACGGGGTCGTCGTTCCAATCGAGTTCGACAAATTCATCGACAAACTCATCACTCTTGACGTTGTAAGCGAGGAACCCGAAAACCCTACCGATCCGGCACCTACCGACACCAACTAGCAGCTCTGTTAGTTGCTATCGGCTGGTGGCCGCATGAGATAGAATTCGACCACGACGACCTAGCAACGGTCGTAAAGATCATTAACGACAGGAACAAACGCCGATGACCGTCTCAACCCAAATCGAGGTAGCCGGACTAAAAGAAGCGTTACGGGAAATCAACCAAATCGACAAAAAAGCACGCCAACAAATCACCCGCGAATTCAAGTCGATTATGAAACCCGTCGTCAACGAGGCAAAACAAAACGTACCGAAAACACCACCAATCAGCGGTTGGGGTCGATCATGGAAAACCCCGTCTGGGTTCCAAATGCTGCCATGGGACGGCAACCCCGCCACAAAACTCGTTGACGTCAAAGTATCCGGCAAACGCCCCCGCGAATACCAAGGTCAAATACGCGATCTCGCGGTTCTTATCGTGCGGTGGCGTGGCGCAGTAAACACACTGTTTGACATGGCACGAGACTCCAAAACCCCGCAAGGCGCCAACATGATTGCCGGTCTTAATAGCCGTGTTGGTCGCGCTAGCCGTGTTATGTGGCCAGCGTATGAAGCAAAAGCAAACGAGGTCGAGGGCGCGTTACGCGACGAAATCGAAAAGGTTATGGCTATGGTCAACCGCAAAATAAATAAAGGCGCGCTCTAATGGCTGTACGCATACCGATTATTACCGATTTTGACGGCAAAGGCATAGAACGCGCCAAAAAAGAGTTTTCACAACTAGAAGGCATCGGCGCAAAAAGCGCGTACGCGATCCGCAAAGCATTTATACCCGCTACCGCCGTTGTAGCCGGACTAGCAAAAGTTGGGTTTGACGCCGTAGAAGCAGCTTTAGCAGATCAAGCAGCGCAAGAAAAATTAGAAGGCCAACTCAAACGAACCACCCGAGCAACGAAAACACAGATCACCGCCACCGGCGATTTTGTTGATCAACTAATGTTTGCCACAAATGTTGCAGACGACGAGTTACGCCCGGCATTGTCAACCCTTGCGACCGCTACAGGCGATCTCACCGACGCTCAAAAACTTCTAAGCCTTGCCGTTGACATTTCAACACAAACTGGCAAACCATTAGAGTCAGTTGCCGCAGCTCTCGGCCGTGCCTACAACGGGCAATACACTGCGCTACAAAAACTTGACCCGTCGTTGCGTGACCTAGTTAAGTCGGGTGCATCAGCCGATGAAGTATTCGGAAGCCTAAACAAAAAATTTGGTGGTGCCGCAGCCGATCAAGTCGGAACTACTACAGGCAAATTTGAAAATATGAAACTTCGCATGGACGAATTAAAAGAGTCAATAGGGCAAACACTCATACCGTTTGTTGAAGGTTTATTACCGTATTTACAAAAATTTGCAGATTGGGCAGAAGAAAACCCCGACAAATTTAAAACTATTGCGGCTGTAATTGGTCTTGTAGCCGGGTCGATTGTTGTGTTAAACGTGGCGTTAGCGGTCAACCCGATCGTGCTACTTGCTGGCGCAATCGTTGGCCTCGCAGCTGTTATGGCGTTGAACTGGCCAAAGGTCAAAAAGTTTTTTGAGGATTTCCGAGCAGAAATCGACAAAACACTCGGCCCGCTTGACGAACTGGTCGGCCTATTTTTTGAGGGCTTCGGCCAAGCACTCGGTATCGGTGACAGCATTTTTCAAGGTTCCGACCCACGGTTTAACGATCCACGCAACCGACCAAAACGCAAAATGGCTACTGGCGGCCTCGTGATGACCCCAACGAGCGCAATTGTGGGTGAGGCAGGGCCAGAGTTAGTGATCCCGCTTGACCGTCTTGGCGACATGGGCGGCGGCAACAATGTTGTGATTAACGTGAACGGCGGCGACCCGAACGCTGTCGTCGACGCGCTACGCACCTACATGCGGCAAAACGGATCAGTACCAATTAGGGTTAGCAACCTGTACTAGCCATGCCAACCGCAAACTACGAGTTCCAGTATTACAGTCAAAGCCTCGCCGCATGGGTTGACGTTGACAACATGCTCGACTACGACGTCAAAATTGGTCGCGATTTCCAGCTAGACACATACCGCGCTGACACTTGCCGAGTCACATTTTGGCTTACAACCGGTGTGTCATTTGCTGGCCCGCAGTACACAGTCAAACCCGGTATGCCAATACGGATTATCGACAAAACCCGCAAAGTAATTTTATTTTCTGGTATTACCCGCGATACACAGGTTGATTACGGCATGCCGTATAACTCGGTGACCGATGTTGGCAATGCTGACCGGTTCACGGTGTACGGCGAAGGTGCGTTAGCCGTGTTTGGGCGTATGTCAGGCGACGGTTATGTCATGGCCGCGGATACGTTGAACGATCAAATTGACACCGCAGAAACACAGTCGGGGGGCACGATTATTGCGCCGTATGATGCCGCCAGTATTTCAATGGGTGGCACAACGGTTAGCGGTACTTGGGGTGATTGGGTGACGCGTGTTGTGTTGACGTTGAATGACCGTATTCGCCAGTTAGAAGATGAGATCGAGATTGTTTCTAAATACGATTTAGAACCGTTGTCGATGTCGTTTGCAACAGTGGACGGCCCGCTATTTCAACGGTATGACCGCATCGAATACGAAAGTTTGGCTGATAACTATTACACGCAGGTCATTGTGCAACCCGAGGGGTTAGGTGAAGCGGTCGCAGAGTTAGGGTCGAAACCGTTTAGGACATACACGGTGAACACGGTCAACGCGTCGGTGGCACAGGCCGAGGATTACGCTGATTATTTGCTGGCCAACTATTCGAGTTTGGCGGCAGGGTTATCTATGATCGGCGCCCGGTCAAGTAATCAGGGCACTAATTTTTATTTGGACAACATGGGCGAGGCTGACGGGGTAACAGATTTTTACACGCAAAGCCTTGTTGGGTATTACACACAGGTCGCGTTTCGCACGTTGAGTACTGACGTCGTAATTGAGGGTTTAACGATTAGCGGCAACCCTGACGAGCAACGGTTCACGTTCCAATTTTCGCAACGCGATCTAAACTCGTATTTGATCCTCGACGACGGCACTTTCGGCACGTTAAATAACAACAAGTTAGGATATTGAGTTATGGCTACGCCCCCGGATTTTTCAGTAGGTCAGGTTTTAACCGCGGCACAAATCAACGCCGTCGGGTTATGGAAAATCACTACCGACACGTTTACAAATGTGGCGTCACGGACGTTAAGCAACATTTTCAGCAGCGATTTTGATCATTACCACATTATTTATTCAGTTAATTCAACTGCAGTAACTAGTGGTCGTGTTTTGACTGTGCAGTTGCGTAACTCTGGCGGTACTTCAGCGACTAACTACATTTCGGGTTTTCGTGTTATAGACGTCAATTTAGCAAACGCAAACTGGGCGACAGGTTTTACGTCTAATACGTTGTTTTATGCTGGCTATTTGGGCGAACCGGGTTTTGCACCTGCGTCGGGTTTCATGAACATTTACAACCCAAACGCCGCAGCAGACACAACACAAACAGGTCAGGCGTTCGGTTTAAGTAGCGGTGTCGCGTATTACAACATGACATTTGGTGGTGTTAATACAAACAACACGGCCTACACCGATCTTGTGTTTGCGCCAACCGGCGACAACATGACGGGCAACATAACTGTCTACGGATATCGAAAATGAGTGACACCGTTCTAGCCGCAATCGTGACGGGCGGATTTGCCGTCGTCGTAGCCGGTATCGGCTACCTTTCGCGCATGACCCGCCGCGACCACGGGCAAACATCGGCCAAACTCGACGAGTTGCTACGCGGTCATGACCGTATTGAGAACAAGATCGACGGGCATATCAACGATCACGCAAAAGGCAACGTATGAACCCCGCCGTCAAGAGTTACCTACGCCATGTTGCGATTGCCCTAACGCCGTTGCTAACCGTCCAAGACTCCGACTGGCGACATTACCTGTTTGCGGTCGCGTTGGCGATCCTCGGGCCGTTCATGCGGGCTATCGACCCGGCCGACAAAGAATTTGGCGTAACCGATGACAACTAGATACCCAGTCAAAAAACCTGTGATACCGCAAACCTGCAAACAGCAAGGGTGCGGCACGATCACAAGCCTGAAAGACTTGCGGGGCGGGCACGGTCAAATGTTCACCCGCGCCGCGACCGACTTCAACCGCATGTATGCCGCAGCTCTTGACGCCGGGTTCGAGTTACAAGTAATCGGGGATTACCGCACACTGGCCCGCATGAAACAACTGTTTTTTGATCGTTACCAACTGGAACCGTCGGGGCGTGTACCGAAAGTCACCCGCCGCTACCAAGGCAAAACGTGGTACCTAAAAAAAGGCAAGTCACCGTGCGCCGCACCACCCGAAGGCACACCACCAAACCAAACCGGTGGCTCGATGCACGGCTACGGCATCGCGGTCGACGTCAACACGCAAGCGGCGCAGCTCTTAGCGTGGCTACGCCGTAACGCCCCTACCTACAACTTCTACTGGCAAGGCCAACCCACACTGCCGAACGGGAAACCAAACCCCGAATGGGAATCATGGCACCTAAATTGGGTTGCACCGACGCCAACCAAAAAAAAGAAGTAACCTAGATCGCAACGAGGTTCCCCTTGTTGGACACGGGCTACCCCGGTTCGGTGCGTTTTTAGCCTTTCTCGCCGGGCCGGGGTACTTGCATTACCGGGCACAATTCCCTACCCTCGTAGATACCCGACAAACGGAAAGGCTAAACCCGTTATGACAGATACACCGTCACTATTCGACGCTCTCGCAGCCATACAGGCAACAAACGAGGCAATAGAACGCGTCGACCGCAACGCTGACCCGGACTGGAAAACCCACGCCCGCGCCGCGATCCAATTCCTGGCACGAACCCGGCAAGAGTTCACTACCGACGACGTATGGGAATTTATGCACCAACGCGGCCATGACGCACCACACGAACCGCGCGCCCTCGGCGCACTCATGCGCGAAGCAGCCCGGCAACGTCTCATTGAGGCAACCGACCGGGTACGCCCGTCCGAGCGCCCACAATGCCACATGAACCCTAAGCGTGTATGGCGGTCACTATGACCCCGCAACCATTACCGACCGACGTTCCCGGCTACCCAATCAACGGCGTCTACACACTGGCCCTACTCGGGTTTTGTGTGTTGGTCGCCGTCATGTATAGGAGACACCGCCGATGAAACTACGCACACTTATGCTCGCTACCGCTCTCACAATGCCCGTGAGCGCCGTTGTAAGCCCCGTACAGGCACACAAAACCGTGCCATGCCATAAGTGGCACGCCGAACTTAAACGCCACAAATTGCCCGTCGACGAGTTCTCATGGATTATGTACCGCGAGTCGAAATGCGTCGCCAAGGCGGTCGGCTGGAACTATCGCGGCGACCTCGACCACACAGCATGCCCGTCGGGTGCGTTTCACCGGCACCGTCAATGCGCCGCAGTGCGCTCATGGGACATGGGACTATTACAAATCAACTCTGGGCATAACACACTCACAAAACAAATTTGCGGAGCGTCCACCCGATCACGAATACTGTTACAACCCTCGTGTAACCTCGCGGTAGCGAAATACTTATACGATCGCTACGGCCTCGCCCCATGGGCAGGCAATTCCAACTAGAAAGGCACAATATGGCAGTCAACACCGCCACCCTTATTGCACGACTCTTTGAACGCGCAAACATGCATGACACGTTTGGACGCACCGACGAAGGCGACATTTTGCGTGAAGCAGCCGCCGCATTGGCGGAAGCAAAAAACGAAAAAGTCATAGGCAACATGCTCGTCGACATACTGAAAAGGAAATAACCGTGTTCAACCCCGACGACTACGAACCCGTTGCGGTCAGGCTCGACCGCTGGCTCAAAACCGCAACCGATCCCCGCGTCATAACCCACCTCATCGAATACGGCGCCGATTACTGTGTGTTCCGTGCCGAACTCTACGAAGCAGACAAACTCATCGCCACAGGCTGGGCAGAAGAACGCCGCACCGATCGCGGCATCATGTCTGGCTCAATGGTGGAAGTATGCGAAACCTCGGCTATTGGTCGCAGCTTGGCAAATTGTGGTATGGCTGGCAGCGATCCGAGCCGTCGCGCTAGCCGTGAAGAAATGCAGAAAGCGAACCGACCGGGTACGCCCGCTCACACGAGCGGAACAGGATCGCCCCGCCCCGCGTCCGAAAAACAAATAAACGCCATAAAGACCATGAGCAAAAAAGCCGGAAAATC